TCTAAAAAATAATCAAGGAACAGAAGAAACTCGTGTACGTCAAATGGATTATTCTGTAGTCGTTAATGCTATGTTTTGGCGTAGGTTTAAACACGGTGAAGATATAACACTTTTTGATCCGCACGAAGTTCCGGATCTTTACGAAGCATATTATAGAGATACTAAAGAATTTGAAAAACTATACTTACATTATGAGCAAGATAAAACAAAAAAGAAAAAAGTTATATCCGCCGAAGAACTTTTCAAGAACGGCATACTTAAAGAGCGTACGGATACTGGAAGAATCTACCTTGTCAACATCGACAACGTTATCAACCAAGGCCCATTTGATACAAAGACTGACCCGATATATCAATCAAATCTCTGTCAAGAAATACTCTTGCCCACCAAACCTTTTCAACGAATTGAAGACCCGGAGGGGAGAATTGCTCTTTGCACTCTTGGATCGATAAATTGGGGTGCTTTCCGCAACCCTCAAGATATGCGTAAAGCATGTCGTGTACTTGTTCGTAGCTTGAGTAACTTACTTAACTATCAAGACTTCTTGAGCATTCAAAGTAAATTGGCTAATGAAGACTTTGAACCACTTGGTGTTGGTATTACTAACTTAGCATATTGGCATGCACGTCGTAATTTAAAATATGGTGAGACTGATGCACTTGCCGAAGTTAAACGTTGGATGGAACATCAAGCATATTATCTAACTGAAACTAGCGTTGAACTAGCACAAGAACGTGGTGCTTGCAAACGTAGCGAATTCACTTACTATGGCAAAGGTGTCTTTCCTTGGGAACGTAGAGCCGCTGGTGTGAATGAATTAACTGACTTTACTCCTAAATTAGATTGGGAATTGTTACGTACAAAAATCAGCGTTAAAGAAAGTAAAGCCGGCTCATTTGTACAGGTTGTTCCGGATTACAAACGATTAAAGAATCGTTATCAACTAATGTGGGAACAAACTGATTGTATCGGTTATCTTAAAACGGCCGCTGTACTAGCAGCCTATATTGATCAATCACTTTCTACAAATACTTTTTATAATCCAGCACATTTTAAGGGCGCAAAAGGCCCTGAAACTTTAAATTCTAAAAACTTAATGCTGGCTTACAAATGGGGATTAAAAACTATATACTATAGTTTAATTAATAAAGTAGGTGCTAAGGCAAATATAACAGGAACAAATATGTATCCGTTATTAACTGGAACTACAATTCCTGCTGTTGGCATTACATCTCCTCTGAATACAACAGCAGATGAAGATTGCGAAGCTTGTAAACTCTAAATTAGGAATCACACTATGTCACACGCACAATATAATCTATCCACTAAACCAAACTATCTAAAACGTAAAATGTTCTTGGATCCAGAGGGCCCTGTAACAGTACAACGTTTTGAAGAAGTAAAATATCAAAAGCTTCAAAACTTTGAAACACTAGCAAGAGGTTTCTTTTGGGTCCCAGAAGAAATTAGTCTCACTAAAGATAAGATTGATCACAAAGAATCCAGTGAAGCTATTAAACATATATTCACTAGTAATCTATTAAGACAAACAGCATTGGATAGCATTCAAGGTCGCGCACCAAGTCAAATTTTTGGCCCTGTGTGTAGTATTCCAGAATTAGAAGCATTGACATTGACTTGGGGTTTCTTTGAAACTAGTATTCATTCTAAGAGCTATAGCCATATTATACGAAATGTCTATGGAGTACCTAAGGATGAATTTAATAAAATTCACGACACAGCTGAAATTGTTGGTATGGCTGCAAACATAGGAAGGTATTATGAAAATTTACATCAGCTTAATTGCCGTAAAGAATTAGGCGAAGATATTCCAGTCTATGATCACAAACGAGCAATTTGGCTTGCATTACATGCTTCATATGCTCTCGAAGCATTACGATTCATGGTATCATTCGCTACTAGTCTTGCTATGGGAGAAAATAAAATCTATATTGGTAATGGAAATATTATTAGTCTAATTTTACAAGACGAAATTTTACATGCTGAATGGACAGCTTGGATAATTAACAATGTTGTAAAAGAAGATAATGATTTTGTAAAATTACAAGACGAATGTCGAGATGAAGTATATCAAATGTATATGGAAGTAATCGACGAAGAAAAATCATGGGCAGACTTTTTGTTTAAAAAGGGTGTGGTTATTGGTCTTAACGCTAATATTTTAAAAGACTTTGTTGATTTTACAGCATTTAATCGATTAAAAGATATCGGAATCAAATATCTTTCTGATCATCCAAAGTCAACACCCATTCCATGGTTTAACAAACATGTGAATATTAATAAAAAACAAGTAGCGTTACAAGAAACTGAATCTACTAATTACGTAATTGGTGTAATGAGTGATCAAGTTGAATATGAAGCACTACCAGATTTATAAGGATTAAAAATGGCAAAAATACAAACAAAAACCATTGTAGTAAGATTTAATAAAATAGTTAAAGATAAAGATTCAACATCTTTTGTTATTTCAGAAGATGTTGCAAAGACATTAGAAGAAGTTGCACAAGAAATGTGCGATTCGTCAGTTATCGTAGAAGTGGAGGAAATCGATGAATAATGTAATTTTATGGAGCAAATATCATTGCCCTTATTGTGATCAGGCTAAAGCGTTATTAAAACAAAAAGGTATTCCTTTTGAAGAACGTAAAATTGGCGATGGATGGTCAAAAGAAGAATTGCTAGAAAGTTTGCCAACTGCTCGCACTGTTCCACAAATTGTTATTAACGGTGAATGCATTGGTGGCTTTATTGAATTGAAAGAATATTTAGGTGTAGGAAATGTCTATTAATTATTCCTCAGATGTTATAACTTCTTTGGTAATTATACATTTACAACAGATGGAACAGGATATGCTCAACCTTGGGTAACAACAACTGGTGTTCCACATACATTAGATGTTAAAGGTGATGCTAACTTCGAAGGTGATATTAAATTTAAAGGTCGTAGTCTAGAAGAACTATTTTCTAAAATAGAAGATCGGTTAGCGATCCTACAACCAGATCCTGCAAAATTAGAAAAATACGAAGCTTTACGTAAAGCATATGAACATTATAAGCTAATGGAAAAGCTTATAGGCGAAGAATAAACTAAGAAAGAAAATTATGTTAATCTCTAAGGGTATAGCTGTCGGCGAAATTGTCAGCATTAAATTAATTACAGGCGAAGAACTAATCGCAAAGCTAGAAGAAGAAACAACGGATTATATTAAGGTCAATCGACCATTAACAGTTAGCTTAGGTCCGCAAGGATTGGGTATGATTCCTTTTGTATTTCTTGCACAAAATGAATCAATTAAATTAAAAATGGATCACGTATTAGTATTGGCAGCATCAAAAAAGGATGCTGCTGACCAGTACATTCAAGGTACAACAGGTATCGCTCTCAAGTAAATAATATGTAAAGGAGAGATTTGTATGCCCTACGTTCCAGGTGTTACAGTACAAGGCAATAGCGGCCTTCCGGAAGTAAGAGACGTTTATAACAGCCCTAATGTTTTTGCAAATAATGTTGAAATAGCATTATGGAAAGAAGCAGTTGATACTGCTGCTTTTGTGCTATCATTAACTACACCTGAAAATACTTATGTATTCGAACAAGTTGACGTAGATCATGTCACTCCAGAAACTGCTGCATATGTTGCAAATTCAACAGAATCAGCAGTGTATGTAGGAACATCAACTGGAGTGATGTCCGGGTTAACAACATCTCCTACAACTTCTCTACCTATCGATGAATCAGGAAATACTGTTAATACTTCTACAGCAGCGGTATTAACAGCGACATATCAAGTTACTAATTGGGATCAATTTAATGATAACAATATTCCTTATGATACGTTGATGTTAACTCCAAAAACTTCTTTAGCTACATTTACAACTAAAGCAGCTTTGTGGAAAAATCAACCTACCCCATTGGGTCCTAAGGCTCAATACTCTTCAGGTAGTGCAGGTGATAATAAACATATTATAGCACAAGATTATTATGTAGGTGGAAAAGTAGCAGGTAGGCTTACAGTTCCTCAGATACTTCATAATTTAAGTAATTTGGCTAAAAATATCTACGAACCATTAAAAGAAAAATATCCTAACATAATAGTAACTAATACCTTTAGACAAAATCCGCCAGGTGGCCAAAGAACGCAGGCACAACATGGGCTAGGAATGGCAATGGATGTTGTATTTCCTGGAGCAAGTGCTACTGATTATTATAATATAAGTTGTTGGATTAGAGATAATTTACCAATCGATCAATTACTTCAAGAAAAAGCAGGAAGTACACGGTGGATACATATAAGTCATTACAGTGGATTCGGATATCAAGTACCAAAAGTGAATAAAGTTGCTAACTGTATTGTGAGTCCTAGTTATAGTTTTGTCCCCGGATTGAGCATTATGGCTTAATTTTTTCTTGACTTATTTTTATTTCTTTGCTATAATTATATTATATTGAAAAAGGTAGTAATATGATTCAAGGTAAAGTTAAATGGTTTAATAATGCTAAAGGTTTTGGATTTGTTGTTCCTAATGAATCCAACGATGATGTATTCATTCATTTTAGTCAAATTAAAATGGACGGATATCGTACACTTAAGACTGGACAACAAGTAGAATTTGATCTGGTTGAAAGTGACAAAGGTAAGCAAGCTCAAAACATTCAACTAGTAAAGGAATAAATTATGTATCGTTATCAACTTTGGATTCGTTTGAATTCTACACAAACTGCTCATGTGATTATCAATGCCGACAACGATCTTCAAGCAAAAATGCTTGGTGAAGCACAATACGGAAACGGTAATGTATTAGGTTATACACAAGTTAGTTAAATATATATGCTTTTGTAGGGGTAAAATTTACGTAGTAGATTGATGGAGTGAGAGGCTCCATGGCTCGGCAGAGGCTCTACACGCCCTAGGAAGTCTGCTAATTTAATTATGATTGAAGCTTGTTTATTATTAGTAGTTATTGCAGCCCTAGTTTGGCTAGATGACTACTATAATAGACGATGATTATTGCTGTATGAAGCAAAGAGAAACGTGTTCCGGACGGCGGTTCGATTCCGCCCAGGTCCACCAGAAGTATTTTAACAGAGACGGACAAGCTCGGGCGCAAGCCAGGAGAGGACGAAATTAGAATGCTTCTGATGGGCCTGACCAGGTTTCGACGGGGTAAAGAGTAACAGAGTGGACAGCACGGTAGATGACGACCGTAAATCGCATAAAACTATAAATGCAAATGATGCATATTTTGGAGAAGAGCGCCTAGCAGCGTGACCTCCAGGGGGCAGGAAAGGCCTTATTACCCAACAAACCTAAAAAGCACCTTCGGG